CTTGGTCCGGGTCACCGAGAGGTCGGTGCCACCGTCGACCGCCGCGAGGTGGCATTTGATATCACCGGTCTCGACGGTGGCGAAGTCGCTGGTGTCGCGTACCTGGGCGAACTGACCCGCCGAATCATCAATGACGAAACCAACCGTGACCCACGCCGCTGGGTAGTCCTGAGTGATCGGCTGCCCGTCGTACACAGGCACCCCGGAGAACGCTGGCAGTGACGACAAGAGCGTCAGCAGCCCCTGGTAGACGTCCGGCCAGCGAGGGTTGTGGCTCACGCGGCACCGGGCGGCGCCAGGTAGGGGAGTAGCAGCTCCATGACCGCGTCGTCGAGGAAGCCGAGGCCACCCTGATAGGACGGCTCAGCTTGGTCCTGCTGGCCGGGGCCCATCGGTGACGCGCCACGCTGACTGCGCCACATCTCCGCGACCTGCAGCAGGATCGCCCTGTTCACCGGACCGGGCACATCGGACCGGCCAGCGGTGTAGGTGACGGTGAAGATCGACCCGCGCCCGTAGAACGGCAGCGAGCCACCGAGCAGCGCCCGCCGCAGCACACCCGACGTCGCGTTCAGCCGCCACGCCGCCGTGTCATCCACGGGAGCGGCCCCCAGCCAAGGCTGGATCGACACCGACTGAACCGACTGCACCGGAGTGTGCGGCAGGACGATATTCGGGCCGTGCTCGTCGAACTCGTCAGTGAAGGACTGCGGCGCGATCGGTCCGATCAGATCCTCGATCGCAGCAACAGCGTCCAGGAGGAAGCCGGTGAGCTCGTCGTCGTTCTGCGTCGTGCTGATGTTGAGGTAGGCCTTGACGTCGACCAAGGTCACGAGTCGCGCCATGCCGCCCTCTCAAGTTGTGGGGTGCTGCCGGGTCGCCCGGAGTAGTGGGCGGCCCGGCAGCGGTGGTGCTACTTCTTGGACGCGCGGGGGGCCTCGGCGGTCTCGATGCCGCCGCCGCCCTCCTCGCCAGTGGCGCCGCGCAGGTTCCCGGCGCCGTCCTCACCCTTGACGAGCGCCCGGTTCTCCAGCGGGTGCACGCCGACCGACCGCCACGCAGCGGCAGAAGCCTCCGCGCGGTCGAGGCCGTACTTGGCCTCGTGCGCCGGGCCGGTCAGGGTGCCATCGCCCCGCTCGGGCTCCGGGTCAGCGGTGGCCAGGTGGTGACGCTTGCGCGCCTCCTCGACGGCGTCCTCGCGGGCGGCATCGACGAACCCGGTGCCCTCATTGGTGTAGTGCTCAGCCATGACTGGACTCCGATCAGGAAGCGAAGGTCGGCGGAACGAGGCCAGTACCGGTCAGCACGCCGATGGACTCGGTGTGCCGGTTGAGGATCGTGGCCACGTAGCCGTACATGCGGAACAGGACGCCGAGGCTGTCGCTGTAGGGCTCCCGGAAGACCTCGGTCTTCGGGCCGGACTCCAGCAGAACGAGGTCATCGGTCTTCAGCAGGTAGACGATGTCCTGGTTGGTGCCGGCGCCCAGGTTGGTGGGAACCAGCGGGTCGATGATGACCGGCAGGCCGTGGAAGTAGCCGACCTGACCCATCGGGATGACGTTGTTCTCGACCGCCAGCGGGTTGAACGCAGCGCCCATCGGGACGACCAGCGGACGACCGTTGGTGTCAACGGCCGACTCCAGCCAGTACCAACGCCGCGGGTGCATGACCCAGCACGACGGAGGCATGAGCCGCTTGGTGAGGAACTGCGACAGCAGCGAGCCGGTCTGGCCGTAGAAGCCGGCCGTGGTCGGGCTGGCCTGCGTCCAGGTCTGCGTGGTGCCGACCGTCGCCGCGCCCAGGCCATTGATCACGGCGTTGGTGCCCGAACCGGTGCCGGTACCGGTGAAGACCTGCGTACCGACCTGCTGCGCGTAGGCCGCGCCCAGGTCAGCGACGATGACGTTGTCGAAGTTGCGGCCCTGGTCGATGAGCTGCTGGCTGACGACGTTCTTGCCGCCGATGGTGGCGAAGCCGGTCTGGATGTACCCGGTCGTCGGGTCCGTCGAGGACAGCGCGGAGTTCTGCGTCGACTGCAAAGCCACGGTGGTGCCGGTGAGCAGCTTGGGGTAGTTCAGCGAGGAGATGCCGAACGGCACGTCCTCGTGCTGGAACAGGTTCGCGGTGACCCGACCCGGGCGGATGATGTTGATCCACTCGTCGGTCATCCACGCCGGGGGAGCCCACTCACCGCCGGACCCGCCAGCAGCGTTGGTGTTGCCGACCGCGCGGGTCTCGTTCTCGAACGCGGCGTGGCGACGGAGCCGGTCGGTGGCCTGGTAGTCCTGGCCCAGAGCCGACTTGAACAGGTCGCGGAAGTAGCTGTTCGGGCCGTCCTTGGCGTACATGTCGGGCTCGGTGACCTTGACGGTCTCCTTGCGCTGCTCGCCACCCTCGCCGGCCTCCTTGCGGGCGGCGACGGAACGAGCCTCGGCTTCCTCGACCGCGACGAGCTCGAGGATCCGGCTGTCAGCGGACCGAAGCTCGGCGATGAGCTGGTCGACCTTGGCGGTCTCGTCGGGCGTGAAGTTCTTGTCGTCACGGGTGTCAGCGGTAGCCACCAGCTCGTCGAGCTGCTTCTTGATGGCCTTCCGCCGCTCCCGCATCTGCTCGGAAAGCAGCATGGCGAAGCACCCCTTTCAGGGGTTGGGAGTGGTGGGGTGACCGCGTCGAGGTGGCGCCCGGGTGCCGTACGAATAGGCGGGCCGTGGCCGGTCTGCTTGCGGGTAGTGCGACCCGCGCTCAGGCGGGTGGTCTGTCAGGCGGCGTTGATCGCTGCCTCGGAGGCGGCGAGGAGCCGCTTGAGGGTGTCCGGGTGCAGGCCGCGCGCGGCAGGAGCCTCAGCGGGCTCGTCGGCCTCATCCGCGTCTGGGTTCGGGACGCCCAGCACCTCGGCCAGCACCGGCTGAGCCTTGTCGACCGCGTCATCCGCAGCAGCAATCAGGTCCAGGACGTGCTTCAGCTTGGCGATGGCGGCGGCGGGCAGGGAGTTTCCCGCGCGGATCTCCCGGGCCATCTGCTCCACGAACACGCACCGCGCCTCATGCAGATCCTTGGCCCGCACAGACACCGACGTCGTCGGGTTCGCCGGGTAGGTCACCACCGACACGTCCCCGCCGGCCAGGGACACCTCGTTCAGGGTCCGCAGCGTCCGCTCCGGGTTCGAGTGGTCCCACGAGTCGCCGCCAGCGGGCACGCGGAACGCGAACGACATCTCGTCCAGGTCACCGCGACGCATCTTCGGCAGCAGCCGCTGAACGTCCGGGTCGGACGGGTCCAGTGTGGCCCGCGCGTGCAGCCCCTGAGAGTCCGTGGACAGCTCCAGCGTGCCGCTCTTCGTCCTGGCCAACGGCTGGCCTTCGTGATCCACCAGAAGCCTGACGTCAGGTCCCAGGGAGAGCGTTCGATCGAACGCACGCCGGTCGATCTGCTCCATGAACGGGCCCAGGTCATACGGCTGAGAGAACGTCGCCGCATACCCCTCGAGGATCGGCGCACCAGTGGTCGAGTCATCGCGCATCTCGAACTCGGCCGCAACGGTTCGCGTCTCGAAGGTCATCGGTCAGGCTCCAGTCGGATTCTCAGAGGTCGGCACGGACACAGCTGCCAGCGGGTCCTCGTGCAGCGCGCCATTTGCACCACCGGCTGGACGACCCAGCGGGCTAATCGAAAGAGGCACCATCGCCGCCTCCTTCAACTGGTCCTCAGTCATAGGAGGCAGACCCCGGCGCGCACGAATCTCGGAAGGCACGACCACTTTCCCGGCCAGGTCCAGAAGATCCACCTTGGACTGCGTCTCAGCATCCAACCGAAGAAGGTTCTTCACCTCGAACTGCACGTACTGCGTTCCGGGCAGCACCAGCGACAGTGCGTCCTCGATTCTCCTGAGCCACGGCGCCAGGGAGTACGTCAGGAACTCGATCCCGCGCTGCTCCGTGTTGCTGTACTGCATTCCGCCACCGGCCGGGCCATCGACCATCGCCGCCGGCACACCGAAGTACCGGCAGATTTGAGCGACGTTCGCCTGCTGCGTCGCCAGGAACTGGCTCTCCTCGGGGCGCACCTGAATGGCCTGGTAGCCGAGACCGAGACCGAGGACCAGCGGATCGCGGCCCCGGAACGAGGCCATGATGCGGTCCTTGATGGTCCGGGCCTGCTCCTGGTTGACCTGCTGGTCGGAGGTGATGACCGCCTTGGGGATTCCGCCGCCCTCGAAGAAGCCGCTGGCGAACTGCCGCGACGACAGGTCGAGCCCCAGGACCGCCGCCGCATAGGAAACCGGAGACAGGCCAACAGATGAACCGGGCAGCGTCAGGCCAGGAAGGTGCCAGATCCGGTCAGCGGGGATCTGAGCATTAGACCTTTTCGCCCACCAGTAGCTGACGGAACCCGTGTCAGGATCCACGCGAACATTGACCGCATCGGGGTTCAGTAGATGCACGTTCACTGGCTGCAGCGTGCGCGGATCGCGGTCGATCAACCCGAAAGCATTGCCGCGAAGCAGCAGGGAAACCATGAGCATGTGCAGCCACGCCGACTGCGTCATGGTGCCGTCCGGACGCTTCAGCAAGGGGGCATCGTCGAGACGTTCGGGGACAGCGTCAGGCTTACTGTTGCGCCGAAACGTGTCCAGCTTCAACGAGGAGACTGACCCGGCGAGCAGGTTGACGCACGCCCACACCGTTGGCACCTGCATGGCCATGTCGGGCTTGGTGCTGACGTTGACGTTCCCGGCCATGTCCGCACCCGGGAACGGTGGGATTACGGGCTCCGGGAAGACCTGTCGACGTTCGAGTTCGCGCCCAGTGAAGAGGCCCACGCGGTAGACCTCCTAGGACGTGATCCGGTCGATGATGAGCAGGACGCCGGCCACGATCAGCGCCGCGGGCCAGTAGATGAGGGCGACCCCAGCGACGATGCAGGCGAACCCTCCT